AGACTAATCGTAAGGTGCTGGTCTTCGTGCCCTTCACCCATACCATCGAGTTACTGCGTGATGTGATGGCAAAAGAGAAGATCAGTTGCGAGGTCATCAATGGTAAGGTCAACCTCAACAAGCGCAGCCAGATCGTCGCTGACTTCCAATCACTGCCCGACCCTCGTGTACTTATCATCCAACCCAAGGCGGCAAGTCACGGCCTGACCCTGACAGAGGCAGACACAATCATCTGGTACGCACCTGTGACCAGTGTGGAGACCTACCTACAAGCCAACGCCCGTATCGATAGGCCAGGTCAGAAGCACCCTATGACCATCGTGCACATCTCCGGCAGCGAGGTAGAACATAAGCTTTACAATATGTTGCGGGGTAACATTGAGAACCACCAGAAAATAATCGACCTATATCGACAAGAAATTCTACAAAGCGCTTGACATTGTATAGTGCAAGAATAATATAGACGGACTAACGAAGGAGCAAACCATGGCAGATATGAAAGCGGACGAGATCGTTCTCGCCTACCGTAAAATACGTGATGCTATCAACGAGAAAGAAGAAGCACACAAAGAAGCAATCACCGGTCTCAGGGCACAGCAGGAGTTATTATCCGCTGCACTTCTTGACTTGTGTAATGAGCAAAATCTGGATAGCATTCGTACCCCTGCTGGGACTGTGACGCGCACAGTCAGCACCCGCTATTGGACGAATGACTGGGAATCCACGTACCAATTCATCAAAGAACATGATGCTATGTACCTGCTTGAGCAGCGTATCCATAACGGAAACATGCGTCAGTTCTTAGATGATAATCCAGATGAACTACCTGTCGGCCTTCAAGCCGATACCAAGTACGTAGTGCGCGTACGCAAACCAACAGCAAAGTGAGAGATTATGGATAAAGAAACCGACCTGTTCCGTGAAGACGACCTTCGGAGCAACGCGCTGAGTAAATCGATGGCGCTATTTGGTAAGTGGTTCGATAGGGGTGATGTTAACGCCACCCTTGAACACCAAGTGGAAGACATCGTCAGCGTAGCAAATACATTTTACGCATTTCTTAAAGGAGAAACTAAGTGAGCAACGTAACCATCTTTAAACAAGCAGGTGCTGTATCGACAGCATCGAAGCGTGAACTGTCCGACCTTGGTAAATCACTTGCCTCGGTCAGCAACACTCGCCGCATCCAGACCAACACCAACGGCACATTCAAGCGCCTCGTGAACGGTGAACAGATCGGCAAGTCCATCCGTGGTGAGTTTAACGCTATCATCGTGGACGCACTGCCCAAGGTCAGCCGTACCTTTTATGCAGGTAAGTATGATCCCGATGCCAAGCCTACCCTACCTGACTGCTGGTCAAACCTGGGTGACAAGCCAGAAGAAGCTGCGGGTAACCCACAGGCTAGCAACTGCGTGTCGTGCCCTCAGAACGTCTCAGGTTCGGGCGATAACGGTAAGGGTCGTGCATGCCGCTTCCAACGCCGCATCGCAGTTCTGCTTGAGACCGATACGTCTGGTGATGTCTATCAGTTCAACGTCCCAGCTAAGTCGCTATTCGGTAAGGGCAACGGCAACGTACATCCATTCGAAAGCTATGTGAAGTTCTTGATTGCCAACGGTGAAAGCCCAGACGGTGTCGTAACCAACATCGCGTACAACCTCGATGCGGAAACGATGGAACTGCAATTCACCCCTGTACGCGGCATAGATGAGGCAGAGTATGCACTGGTCAAGGAAGCCCGTAACGATCCGGCGACCCGTCAGATGATTGTGCTGTCCGTTGCACCGCAGGGTGAAGCAAAAGCGCAACCTAAATTGGAAGCGAAGCCGCAGCCCAAGGTCACCTACTCCGACGAACCGGATGAGGACGAAGAGGAAGAAGTTGCAGCCCCAAAGAAGCGTGCTTCAAAAAAAGCTGAGGAAACTACTGCTCCAAAAACAGACCTTGCTAATGTCCTTGCCGTTTGGGGTAATGACGCAGATGAAGATGAGGACTGAGAATGTCGTACGGCTACAGCCTGAGACTTATTGAACGGAATAACAAAGCGAACGAGAAGAAGCTGGGTGTGCAGCTGGGGCGGGAGTGCATTAAACACAATGTACCTGTCACAGTTGTCGCCAGCAGATTTAGGGTAACCCGACAGACGGTGTATAATTGGTTCAGTGGGGTTAGTAATCCTGCTGAACCCCTCCACGGTCTAGTTACTAACTACATCTCCACGCTTACGTAGGGTTCGCCCTATGTTATTTCCCCCTTTTTCTAGGCGTTTCTGCGTCTGATGACTGGTGACTGTTGTATATGACAAACTTTGACCTCCTCCAAACTGTCCAACCTGATGATGGCTACTTTGCTATTGTCGGGTTAAAGGAAGGCAGCTGGACTAAGCAGGAACTGGTCGCTACGCGAGAGGAAGTTGATGCCCTTACTGAAGAGTATGTAGCTAGTGGCTACAACGTCTTTTTTGGTGTTGCCAAATATACTACGGATGAAAACCGCACCAAGGATAACGTAGCTGGACTAAAATCTTTCTGGCTTGATATCGACTGCGGTGAAGCCAAGGCAGAGGTGAACCCAAAAACTGGCCGACCTGATGGATACATAGACCAGCAAACAGGGGTAGAAGCGCTTAAGGCCTTCCTTGAAATCACCGGCTTACCTAAACCCATCCTCGTCAACTCGGGGCGCGGGATACACGCATACTGGGCACTGACCGAGAGCGTCACCCGTGAGGAGTGGGAGCCAGTCGCAGCACGGCTGCGTGACTTGTGCAATATTCACAAGTTTTATATTGATCCGCAGGTCTTCGAGGTGGCGCGTATCCTGCGTATACCTGGCACTCTTAACTTCAAGGATAATCCTCCGAAGCCAGTGGCTGTATGGGCCAAGGCCAAGCCGGTAGACTTCATGCTGTTCTACAAAACGCTGGGGGTGAAAACGCAAGACTTAACCCCGCTTGAAACTCCGAAGCGGGAACTATCGGACCTTGCAAAGTCTTTGCAGGAAAACATAACGTCGCGTTTTAGTAAGATCATGACGCGCAGCGCAAAGGGTACAGGCTGTCAGCAACTGCTTGACTGTTTTGAAACCCGCGATAGCCTATCAGAGGGCCGGTGGTTCAATGCGCTATCGGTGGCAAAGTTCTGCATCGATCAGGACACTGCGATCCATACGCTATCTGAAGGGCATCCTGACTACGAACCAGGTAAAACGCTTCACAAGATCAAGCACATCTTGGGGCCACATACCTGCGAAGTGTTCGAACGTAATAATCCTGGTGGCTGTGAAGGCTGTCCGCATATGGGCAAGATCAAGTCACCGATTATGTTGGGCCGCGAGGTTCAGGCAGCAACTGACGCCGATAACGTCGTTATAGAAGAACCCAAGATCGAAGGTACGTTGCCGACGATCCACGTAATCCCTGAGTATCCGTCTCCGTTTTTCAGGGGGAAGGCCGGTGGTATTTACCGTAAGCCACCAAAGGACAAGAACGGTGAGGAATCGGAAGAGGGTGATATTTGCGTATTGCCCTACGACATGTACATCCTGAAGCGCATGCGTGATCCGGTCTTGAAGGATGTTGCGGTGATTAAAATTCATAAGCCCAAGGACGGTGTCGCTGAACTTACAGTGCCCCTTACACAGGCTGTGGAACCCACGGATTTACGGAAGTTGTTGGCAGGGGAAAGTATCCTCTGCACTAAACAGCAGTTTCAGTACATGAATGAATATATGAGAGCATCAGTGTCGATGCTGTCTAACACAGAAAAGGCAGAGAAAATGAGATTACAATTTGGATGGGCTGACAACGACAGCAAGTTTATCGTTGGCGATTCGGAAATCACGGTAGAGGGTGCATATTATAGCCCACCATCGTCAACCACTTCGGAGGTTGCAAGGCGCATGGGGCCGGTAGGGTCGTTTGAAAAGTGGCAGGAAGTCTTCAACCTATATGGTCGTCCGGGTTTGGAGCCGCATGCGTTCGCCGCGCTGGTTGCCTTCGGCGCACCGCTCTTTA